ACCTACTGTAACACCTGGTCCAATAACAGGTGTAACCATCACACAAGCTGGCCAATATGGTGGGGAAAATACACCAAGTAACCCATTGTCTGGAATTTCAGCTCCAAGCGGTTCAAATGCAACGTTTAACATTTCTTGGGGTGTTAACACAGTTTCAGTAGATCCAGCACACCCAGGCGCTTATTCAACTTTCCCAAACAATCCTGCAGGAACTACTGGTGGATCTGGTGACCAAACTGCTGCATTTTCATTAACAAGCGCTGTTGCTAGCGGCGATGCGTTTATAATTCAAATACCTGGACAAACACCAGTGTTGATCAATGTTCCAGTAAACAACACCGTTTCTGGAGTTAGAGACGCTATTAACAACAGTCCAATTGGTGTGTCTTATATACCAGCAGGGCCTATGCAAGCATCGGTTGTTAATAGCTGCTTGTCTATAACTAATACCAACGGTACAAGCTTCATACTTGGCGATGTTCACGGCACACCACTAGAAGAATCTGGTATTGCTTCGGGTGTAACATTTGGTAGAAAATTAACATACTACAACTATTCTACTAATCTTCAAGTTCCATCAGACCTTGCTAGCTTAGCAGCTAACAATGTTTGGATCAATACATCACCACAAGGTCTTGGTGCAAATTTTGTTCTTAAAGTGTATCAAGGCGGACAATGGGTTACATTAAACTCCACTCCAAATACTGGAACAGTTCCAATGTATTCCAGCACTGCCGCAGCTGACGTTGCTTTTGGTGGCACAAAACAGTTGAACACAGTGTTTGTTGAATACAACAGCGACGCTGATGTTCCTGCACAAGCTATGTTTAATATCCAAATTTGGGCAAATACACTTAGCGGTCCACAATGGCAGTCACTTGCATATACTCCTAGCTTAACAGCACCACTTGGATCACCTGCAGATGGCACACTTTGGTATAATCCAAATCTACAGGTTGATATAATGGTCAACACTGGAACAGCATGGACAGGATATCGTAAGCTATATCCAGCAACTGACATTAACGGCCCAATACTAAGTTCTGCACAGCCAATCCTACAAAGCACGGGAGCACCTCTAGTTGATTATGACATTTGGGTCAACACTGAAGTAACTCCTTATCCTGCAATATACAGATATAGTGCTGCTTCTGCATCATGGGTTCAGATAGACAACACCGATCATCAAACTAGTGCAGGTATTATATTTGCAGATGCAAGGTCAACTAGTGATGGAACAACTTCTGGATCATCATCTATAACTGAACTATTGGTAAGCACATGGGTAGATCCAGATGCTCCAAACGCAAAATTGCATCCACCACGCATGCTTTTGTTCAACACTAGGTATTCCACATATAATGTGAAGAAATATATGGTTAACTATTTCCCACAAAATAAAGGAACAGCATATCCTACTGACATTTGGGTAACAGCAAGCGGTAATGCACCAGATGGTACTCCATATATGGGTCCAGCTGCTCAACGTGCAGTAATTGTTGATGCATTAAATGCAGCATTAGTTGATAGCACAGATGCAAGAGCTGAACAAAACTTCTTCAACTTAATTGCAACACCTGGTTATACAGAATGTATTGCAGAAATGGTAACCTTGAATACTGATAAAAACAATATTGCATTTGTTATTGGGGATTCACCATCAACATTGCCGGCAACTGGAACTGCTATACAAAATTGGGCAACAAATGCTGCCAACGCAGCCGCCGATGGTCCAACAGCATTGATTACTGCAAGTCCATATGTTGGTGTTTGGTACCCTTGGGGAATAACATCTAATTTAGATGGAAATAAAGTAGTTGTACCACCAAGCTTGGTAGCATTGACAACGATAGCATACAGTGACACTGTTTCTTATCCTTGGTTCCCTCCAGCAGGATTTAACAGAGGACTTGTAAGTGTTGTTGATAGCGTTGGTTATCTAGATGCATATGGAGATTATATCCCAGTTACGTTGAACCAAGGTCAACGAGATGTGCTATATTCCAATCATATAAATCCAATTGCTTATATGCCTGGTAGAGGATTGGTAGTTTGGGGTCAAATAACACTTGATCCAGAAACAAGCGCATTGAACAGAATAAATGTTGTACGTTTGGTTAACTATCTTGCATACAATTTGGACAACTTGGCAAAACCATTCTTGTTTGAATTGAATGACGACACAACTCGTGCCAACGTGCTGGCTGTGTTTAATTCATATTTGCAGAATTTGGTTAGCCAACGCGCACTGTATGATTTTGCAGTGATTTGTGACAAGTCTAACAATACTGCAACACGAATTGATCAAAATCAATTGTGGATTGATATTGCTATCAAACCTGAAAAAGCAATTGAATTTATCTATATTCCAATTAGAGTATTGAGCACTGGCGCTCCATTACCAGGTGGTCACACTGCGTAATATTTGATAGTTCAAAAAATAGCTAGGATAAAAATATCCTAGCTATTTTTTTGATTGAATAATCAAAAATTATTGTTAATAATATAAGATGCCTAGAATGCAATCTGCAAGCAAAATTCAAGATTTGGAGCTTCAATTAGAAGAAGCACTGCAAATACTTAGATTAGTTGCACAAAATAAACGAACTATTCTTGAAGTGGAAGAATGGTTGAAAATCAACTATCCAGATAGCGATGACAACAGTGGTGTTGATATCGCCAAATTGTTAAAATCTGGAAAAGGGTCCATCTAATATGAATGAAAATGATTTAATTGAAATTCAACTATCAGTCAATCGTGTGATATATGAGACTGTAACTGATAGTTATGCAAAATCATTAACAGTTGTAGACGAAAATCAAGCATTTTGTTTGATAGTATCTGCACTAGCAACTAATTTGGGCGTAATCTTGGCGCAATTGCCAGATGATGTTCGAGAAGAATATTTTTTAATATCAAAACAAATTATAGATGAAAGTTTGGCAAAAACGATAAAAACTACTTCATATCAAACGTGGGGTCATGTTGGGCATGCTTGATAACATGCTAAGTATCAACAAAGATGCGTTTAGTAGTGGTCAAATTTCTAGTAAAATTTGGCTTTGTAACGAATTGGAAAAAATATCTATGCAACGTATGCCATCAATTTATGTGTATGGCGGTTGGTATGGAGTGTTGTCTTTTTTACTTTTAACTAGAAACAAATTTCCAATTAAAAAAATAAGAAGTATTGATATTGACCCAAACTGTGAAACAATCGCAGATGCTTTGTTAGAAAACTGGGTTTGGAAAAATTGGAAATTTAAGGCTCTAACTGCTGATTGCAATAATATAGATTTTAAGATTTATGAGCGACCAGATATCATTATAAATTGCAGCAGTGAGCATTTTAAAACTAAAAAATGGTTTGAAGATATACCATCTGGCGTGATGGTAATAATACAAAGCAATAACATGGACCACGATGCCCATCATTCATGTTATGAATCTCTTGCTGAATTTTTAGCAGATTATCCAATGGATCAAACCCTTTACAAGGGTGAACTACCATTTAACTATCCAGGATGGGACTTTTCTAGGTATATGCTAATAGGATACAAAAAGTAAAATCTAATAACTTCGCTAATATTGCCTGCTAGGTCAAAAAAATAACCAACGGCATAAATAAACATACATTAGCGGAGGTTTTTACAATGGCAGTTGGATTTAGTTCGGTCCCACCAATCAATCCTAACTTGAATACAACCAATAGGTATGGGGTACCTTTATACGGCGTTGGGTTAAACATATTAATGCCAAAGCTGAAGCATCGTTTTGCTGTCAGGGTTACAAATTTTGGAGGAGTGGTACGACCAATTGCATTCACACAGCAAGTTGTTACAGTAGGTAGACCACAAATACAATTTCAAAACACCCCGTTGCATAGCTACAACAATATTTCATATATTGCACAAAAGCCAGAATGGCAGTCAATTGAAATAACATTGCGTGACGACATTACTAACCAAGTATCTAGCTTAGTAAGCACACAAGTTCAATATCAAATGAACCATTTCACACAAGATGCGGCGGCAAGTGGTCACGATTATAAGTTTGCGATGAATATTGATACCCTTGATGGCAGTATGAACGCTATTAACACCTTAGAAAGTTGGTACCTTGAAGGCTGCTACCTTGAACAAGTTCAATATGACAGTTTAGATTATTCTAGCTCTGAAGCTACAATGATCACACTTACAGTACGATATGACAACGCTACTCAAGGTGGTGAGCGTGGTGTTCAAATTGTTCCTAATGGTGTAACAGCTACCTAATAAAATAGGGATTATATACATGTGATAGTCGTAATAAAGCGGTGTTAATAACACCGCTTTATTTTTGATAAATATGTATATGACTTATAATTCAGCACAATTTCCGTCTTCAAGCAATCCTGGTACAAATACCTTTTTAAGGTCTCCGCAGATTGCAGCTAGAGCGTTTGGTACCAATAAGACTGGTCAATTGATGACTGCGGTTCCAAGAATCAAATTTAATTTTTTTGCCAAATTTACTCTAGGATCAGGTGCGATTAGTATGCTTCCTACTGGTGCAAATTTAGACAGTTATAATGATAAACGAGGGTTGTCTTTTAAAGTCAAAACTGCTGATAAACCAAAAGTAACAATGGTGACTGAGGAGCTCAATCAGTACAATAAAAAGGTATTGGCATACAAAAAGGTTGAATACCAAGAAGCAACTATACGTTTACATGATACGGTAGATGACAGTATTTTGAGCACGTGGATAGATTATTTTACATATTACTTTGCTGATAGCAGAAATAAAAATCCAAGCGATTACACACAGTCCCCAGTTTCGGCAGAATTTGCAGATAGTTCTGGATGGGGATTTAGACCATTAGTTGAAAATACTAGATTCTTTGATAAAATAACAATATACGCATTGTTTGCAGGAACATACACTTCATTCAGCTATATTAATCCAAAAATAACCAGCATTGATTGGGAACAAAAAGACTATTCTTCTAGTGATCCAGAAGACGTGATTATTTCGTTTAAATATGAAGCGATACAATATGAGGCTATAGCTTCGCCTACAAATTCTGGATCAACACCCAACATAGATAACTTTGGATTTAATTTAAATCAAGATGGATTTAACCCAGATATATCTAACTTTATGGCTTCATCGTTGATCAACACACAGCCTAAAATTTTTAATGCGTCTCCTGCAACTCCAACAACATTATCTACAGATTCGTCAACAGGATCATTATCAAGCCCAACTGGCAACACGCTAAATCAAATTGTAATGGATGCAATTAGATCTGCTGGAATTGCGCCAGGGGCGTTATTGCCAGCAATACAGAGTGTGTCTGGAAGTTTAGGCGGTAGTATTAACCCTGCGAGTTTTGGGAATATATTAGCTTCTATAGTGTAACGTGTTTATTTTTAACAATTTTTAATAGGTAAATTAAATGGCTAATAATTTTACAACCACCACTATACAGCAGCAGCTTATGACACAAAGTGGGCAAATTGCCGTTCAACAATATGGTGGTTCATATAGGTATGTAGATCAATCTACTGGAAAACCATTAAATTTACCATCAGTGTCGTCATCGTTTCTTTCAAACACCTTTCAAAAAATTAACAACCCTCGACTATCAGCACAGGCCCTCAATAAGGCAAAAGGATTATATAATAATTCAAACGCTCCTACAGAATTGATTGAGGCTATTGCAACTGTAGCAGCCTATATAAATGCTACACGTGGTATTTCAATCGATCAATTGATCACAAGTAGTGGTGTAACCCTTCAATTTATTCAAATTTATAATTCATTGAAATCAAAGGGTTCCCAATTAGGAATAAGTAATACTGGCAAACCTCCGGCATGGGTCAATAATCCAACTTTGATGGGATCAATAGCCGCAGCATACACGGTGGAACAATGAGCAAATATAGTCAAGATGAATTTATACCAAAAAATCCACACAAATTAGTTGGTAATTCTAGACCTTTTTATAGATCGTCATGGGAACTTACGGTGATGACGCTGTTGGATCAACATCCAAACGTAATAAACTGGGCTAGCGAAAGTATATCAATACCTTATAAAAGTCCGCTTGATGGTAGAATACATCAGTACATTCCAGACTTTCTTATTGTGTATGTTGATAAAAATGGCAACAAACGTGCAGAATTAGTAGAAGTGAAACCTTCTAAAGAAGCTATTGCTGAAAATGCTAGAAGTAAAAGAGATAAAGCAGCGTTGCTACTTAATACTGCTAAATGGGCAGCCGCAATGACATATTGCAAGAAAAATGGATTAAATTTTAGAATATTGACTGAAAACGACTTATATATACGTAACGGTAAACAACTGAAGAAGAAATAACATGAGTAGACAATTTGATAAATTAGAAGAAGCGTTAGGTTTACCTGATTTAGATTCAGTAGTCCAACCAAGTCAAGAAGACATCACTATAGCTCTTCAAACAGCTCAAAATTTAGAAAAACAATTTGATAAAATGGATGGGTATGACTTGCATGATGTTGAAATGGACGAATTAGCTGGGTTAGCAATACAGGCACATAAAGACCTGCAAGAATTAGGTATGAATGTTGAAGTAAAACATGCTGGAGAAATATTTGGTAGTTCAAGTCAAATGTTAAAAATTGCAGTTGATGCCAAAAATAATAAGGTGGAGAAAAAGCTAAAACTCCTAAGGCTACAATTAGAAAAAATGAGATTGGATAGATTAGCAGCTCCAGATAATACTATTACAGGCACCGCTGTTACTATGGATAGAAATGAAATACTCAAACAGTTGCGACAGATGAGCGGCGAAGATAAATAGAAAACATAGGAGCCGCTTAATATGAAGAATTTTGTTGATTATCTAGCTGAGAGCGCAAAAAATCACGTCTACGTGATTAAATTCGCTGAGCGCCCAACAGAAGAACAAGTTGATATAATAGAACAATGGTTAAATAGATACGATTTAAAATCAGTATCAAAACCAAAATTGGTAGAGTTTGACCACAAGGATTTTATATCAGTACCAAACAGAGAAGTGTATGAGATGACTGTAGTAATTGGTACTGCCGTTGTACCTTATATATTATTACAAGATTTAAAACTTGCTGCAAATATTTCTGAAAAGTTTATGGTTATACGATCTGAAAACGAGCCAATAGAACGAATTGTAGCACATGATATATGGTCTAGAGCTGAAGATGAGAAAGCCAAACAGGACGGTACTGTTCGCAAATCACGTTTAAGCACCAACAGAGAATATGATGCCGAAGAACAGCCACCAACAGATCCGTTGTTTGGCGATCAATATAACAAAAAACTACTTTCATATCTTGCAGGTGTTGCCGACGCTAGACCGGTAATGGAGGTTGAGCCATCTGCACCATTGTTTGGTTGGTTAAAACTTGAAGACATTGATACTGGTGAACCTCATCAAGATACCAGTGATTTTAATGCACACATTGACACTCCAAAGCCTGTTACTAAGGGTAGCGATACTAAACCAATTGATGACAAATATATGAATAGTCGCGGATCTCTTTCAGATAATGCGATAAAATCAGTTAAGTTCTTTAAAGATCCAAAAACTGGTAAAGATAAGTCGGTTTCACAACCAGTGGAGAAAAACTAAAATGGATAGACATTACCAATTATCAATTACTAGCAGTTCTAGTGATATAAATGTTAGCAGCATTGATTCTGAAGAAGTTTCTCGAATTGTGCAGCTTGCTGGTATGATACCAGTAAAAACCCCAGACAACAATATTCCAAATCAAGCTGATCCTGTAGCAGCAGTTCCTGCAGAACAATGCGCTATATGTGGTGCTAACGATCATGATGAACATAATTGTCCATCTGTAATGTCAGCGGATGATACGTCCAATATTGACGATACTACAGTAGACACTGATGACACTGATTCTAATTTTGGTGATGATTCTAGTTTGAATGACATGCGTAAAAACGCAGGTCTTCCAGTTGCAACAAACACAAACGACGATCAAGATAATGATGATGAAGTTGCATACGATGAAATAGACGCTCTTGAAGAAGAAATTGCAGAATTTGATCATGGTTATAATAACAATGATCCTGATGGTGAAGAAGTTGAATCAGATCAATTTATATGGGAACCAAGTAAATTGCCGCAAAGAATAGTAAAAGGCGGACAAGGTGACAACCCATTAATATCTGAATTACACGCACATTTATTGTCTGAATATTCACTATACTTGTCAGAAGCTGATAGAGAAAATGAAGCCGGAGTGATGAGTCCATTAAGTGATCCAACTAAACCAGGATTTGATAAAGATCCATTACGCGATGTTGAGCCTGTTGATGATGGAAGTCGAAGCCCATTCAGCACTGTAAAAAGGCAACACGCCTTTAAATAAGTCAAAAAATTGGGTAGTTAACAACTGTCGCTGATTGATCAAATGAATTTTATAATATACGCCATGCAATTATAGGGAACATTGCATGGCATATTAAGGAGGAATTTATCATATGCGTATAATAACTACTCGGCCAGTACTTTTAAAAGTATATTATTGGATGCCTGATTATCCACAAATTCTACAAGAATTCAATTGGGGATTTGATGATTTTATACCAGATCTTTATAAAACTCATAAGTTTTTAAATCACTGGCGCACCAATATTGATGCAGTTATAGCCGATGTCCTGATAAGTATAGCTGATACCCATGCAAATACATGGAGGTCTGTTGATGAAATACTCAATACAAATTGAAATGAAAAGAAGGAAACATGGCTAAAAACAATACAGCTTTTGAAAAGCTCAAGCCAGCTAATCAAAGCACCACATACACTCCAGCACAATTACAAGAAATCATCAATTGTGCTAGAGATCCTCTATGGTTTATGGAACGATTTTTATATATCCAACATCCATTACATGGAAAATTGCAATTTGAAGCATATCCATTTCAAAAGGAATTGATAAACACATATTGGAAAAATAGAAATACTATAGCAATGATTCCACGCCAAAGTGGTAAGACAACAACCGCAGCTGGATATTTGCTTTGGTATGCAATGTTTAACGACGACGTCACAGTGTTGATTGCGGCAAATAAATTCAAAGCTGCTAACGAAATTATGATGCGTATCAAATATGCATATGAAGAACTGCCAAATCATATACGACCTGGAGTTACCGAGTATAACGTAACTAGCATTAAATTTGACAATGGGTCTCGTATTGTTGCTACTACAACAACTCCAGATAGTGGTCGAGGCATGTCAATTAGTTTGCTATACTTAGACGAGTTTGCCTACGTTAGACCACGAGTAGCAGTAGAGTTTTGGACTGCTATGGCACCAACCCTAGCAACTGGCGGTAAATGTATAATCACATCAACCCCTGCTAGTGACGAGGATACATTCGCAGAACTGTGGTTTGGAGCAACAAATACAATTGACGAAGATGGTAACGAAGTTCAAGATGGGCTTGGTATAAATGGGTTTAAACCATTTTCAGCACATTATAGTGATGTACCCGGTCGAGATGAAGCATGGGCTAATAAAGAACGTGCTAAAATTGGCGACGATAGGTTCCAACGTGAATATGAATGTAAGTTTGCTGGTGAAGAAAGCACGTTAATATCAAGCCTAGCACTACAACGTTTGCGCGGTATAGATCCACTGTTTAAAACTGGCGAAGTTCGTTGGTATGATAAAGTTACTCCAGATCGAACATATTTGGTAAGTTTAGACCCAAGTGCGGGGGTAGGTAAAGATTCAGCATGTATAGAGGTCTGGAGTTTACCAGACATGGTGCAAGTTGCTGAATGGAACAGCAATCGTATTAGCATACCTAATCAAGTTAGAAACATGCAGACTGTTATCAATTATATCCATAGTGAAATAAAAAAACAAGGATATAAAGGAGAACCAGAAATATACTTTACTTTAGAAAATAATACATGGGGCGAAGCTGCGCTGCAAACGGTTAATGATATTGGTGAAGAAAACTTTTTAGGACAGATGCTTAATGAGCCACGTCGTGTAGGGTTGGTTAGATATCGAAAAGGTCTGAATACTAATGGTCGCAGTAAAGCTAAAGCATGTTCAAAGTTAAAGAGTTTGATAGAAAGCAATAAACTGCAAGTAAGAAGCAAGCTGCTGGTCAAACAATTGAAATTCTTTGTAAGCAAGGGTGACAGCTTTGCGGCTAAACAGGGAGAAAATGACGATTGTGTTATGAGTACTATACTTTGCATTAGAATGATGCAAATGGTAACCAATTGGGATGATAATGTTGGCGAATTAATGCGAGACATATTTGATGGTGATGATCTTATAATGCGAGAACCGTTACCATTTTCGGTTATGATAAGCTAAATATACCAATACGGAGCATTAAATGAGTTACAACTGGGCTATAATTACTGATAAACTTTATGGCATCATTAAAGGGTCGTGCGACAGCATGACCATGTATAATGCAACAGGTAACGAAACAATAGATCCAAAAGACGCAACTAGATTCTTTGCATCAATTACAAGTGACGAACCAGATATAAGTAATTTTGCAATTTTAGTTGCCATACATGATCATGGTCAAACCAGCTTCATTAATATCAAAACTCCTGATTTAAAAAACAACCAAGATTTTGAAAAGGTCTTTAGGCTTCGAAATCATATAAAAAAGGCGGTTGGACAACGAGAAGGAATTAAGATAGTTTGGCAAGTGTTTGATCACGCAATCGATCCAAGGGAGGAAGCTGTGCATAATATTAAAGAAAGTAAGGATGTTAGCAAGTGGTTTGGAACCACCAAAAGCTCCTTTCAAAAAATTGGAGAAGCCAAACTTATCATACGGCACACTGATGTAGTTAACGAAGAAAAGGCCGGGGCAAGAACTCGGCATATTAGAGCACTATTTGTTGAAAATAAATTAGGTGAACGGTTCTCATACCCACATTTGCATATGTCTGGTGCTCGTGCATTTGCCAGACATATTAGTAATGGTGGAAAAAATCATGATTCTATAGCCGAAAGTATTTTGAGGCTAAGTTCGGATTATCTAAGTCTTCGCCGTGCCGTTCATGAGATGAGACGGCACAGTACAAGTATTGATTGGGTAACTGCTGTTCGAGAAAGCATGAACGGCATTAACAAACGTCTTAAAAGTTTGCATGGACCTAAAGGGTATTCACGTGCGTCAGAAACTTTAGAAGATTCGGCCATTGTATTAGATGAACATGAATCTGTGAATATACAACAGCAACTTGCGGAAAATTGCGGTTGCGATCAAGAAGATCCTAGATATGCAGATTTTGGTGTTGCTGCAAATTACATAACCAAAATGAATCAACAGCCAAAAGATATGGAGTTTAAATGGAGCCGCCGGCCAGACATTACGGCTGCAAAACAACAGGAAGTGTTGGAACGATTGCATTATCAAATACGTGAATTGGCAGACGCTTGCGCAAACAGCGCATTAGCAACAAGACTTCATGAAATTGCAGAAATGATTGCCAGTAATGCTAAGCCATCTGAGGATGATTTAAACTTTGTCAGAGAAGCGTTTATTAGCAGTTTAAATTTTGTATCAGAAGAAGAAACTGTTATTCCAGAAGAAATTGAATTAGAAAATTACCTCAATGATTTTACGCCAGAAGCTATATTTTCTGAATCTGATCAAGTGTCACAGTTTATAGTTGGTGACAAGGTAAAACATAAAACTCAACAACTAGGAATAGGCACAGTTGTTGCTGATCCTGAGGGAGATGAATATCCTGTAAAGTTTGGTAATGATCCAGAAGTTTATTATACTCCGGCAGAAGATTTAGAACTTTCTGAAACTTCTGAGAGTATCGATCCAGCTGATGCCACAGAAAAAGACGACAACATAATATGGTGCTCAAACTGTGGTAAAAGATTTCATGGAAATGGCCGTAAACACGGATTCAGTCATTGCGAGAATCACAAAGGGTTTAAGGTGATATATGAAACCCCTGTAACAGATGATGAAAATGTCGACGAAGGTTGGTCAATTGCCAAACCTATTGACACAGATAGATATCAATCTCGAGCTGGGTTGGAAGGACCATTCATGACCAAGGTTGGTAAAGTGGTATATTATGATCCAAAAGAAGGCAAATATTACGATCCTGACAGTGACTTCTATATCGATTATGACGACTACGCTGCAATGAATGAAGAAAGCTCTGTTGGCAGTGATAGTCATGATGAATCTGCCATGCTTGAACGAATAAAAAATCTAGCAGGAATATAATTTTTTTATTGCCAATTTGATATTTGACCTCCTTATGTGGTATAAATAGTATTGTTAGCAAGGGACGAACGAGATGCCCTTGTTATCTTGAACATTATTTAGGCACATAAGGAGGCACACAAAATGGCACTAACATTAAAAGAAATACAAGCTAAACTATTAGCACAGCAAGCTAATAAAGACCGCGCAAAGACTGGCGGTTTTGGCGGCGATAACGCCGTCTATCCATTCTGGAACAATCCAGAAGGATCAAGCGCAACAATGCGATTCCTTCCAGATGGCGACGAAACAAACGATTTTTTCTGGCTTGAACGCCTTATTATTAAGCTCCCATTCCCAGGCGTAAAAGGTCAAAATGACGGTCGGCTGGTTGAGGTACAGGTTCCATGCACTGACATGTGGAAGGCAAATTCTTGTCCTATCACAGCTGAAATCCGTCCTTGGTGGAAAGATAAGAGCTTGGAAGATTTGGCTCGGAAGTATTACAAAAAGAAGAGCTACCTGTTCCAAGGGTTTGTTACATCTAATCCTAATAAGGAAGATCAAGAACCGGAAAATCCAATTCGTAGATTTATTATTAATCCTTCGGTATTTGACGTCATTAAATCAATCCTTATGGATCAGGATCTTGAAAACAGTCCTACTGATTATGACCACGGACGTGACTTCTACCTTCTCAAGACTACTAAAGGCGGCTATGCAAATTACGCAAGCAGCAAGTGGGCAATGAAAGAACGACCACTCAGCGATCAAGAACGAGCTGCGATTGCAACACATGGTTTATGGAATCTTAACAGTTTCCTTCCAAAAAAGCCAGATGACGCACATTTGAATGCAATCATGGAAATGTTCAAAGCTAGTGTTGATGAAGAATTGTATGATCCAGATAGGTGGGGACAATTCTATCGTCCAAATGGTATGAAGATAGATAACGTATCAAATGGCGGTAGTAATGATGATGTTGTTCAACCAACAGTGAGAGCACCATCACCTGCGGTAACCGCAGCTAGTATATTAAACAGGGCAACTGCTAAGGCTCCAGCTACTGATGATGTTTCTCCTCCATGGGAAGATTCAGCTCCAGTAACAACAAGTTCTGCATCTGATGATAAGCCAAAGATGCAAACTCCAGATGACATTATCGCTGCAATTCGCCGCCGCCAACAGCAACAGAAGTAAAATAAACTATAAATTGGAGAGTGTTAATTAAAATTACGCTCTCCAATTGTTTTTATTAAAAACTTAATCTGTTGACAGCATCTTTATGACAAAGGAAAAATATATGCGCCCATTTGATTTATCAAAATTTCGAAAAGACATCACTAAAAACATACCAGGTATTTCGCTTGGGTTTCATGATCCAAAACATTGGATAGATTCTGGAAATTACGCACTTAATTACAGTATTTCTAACGACTTTAAAAAAGGGATCCCTTTAGGCAAAGTCACAATGTTTGCAGGGCAAAGTGGTAGCGGTAAAAGTTACATTTGTTCTGGAAATTTGATTAGAAACGCACAAGCTCAAGGTGTGTTTGTTGTTTTGATCGACACTGAAAACGCATTAGATGAAAATTGGTTGAAGCCACTTGGTGTTGATACGTCGGAAGATAAACTATTAAAAGTTAATATGGCAATGGTAGATGACGTTGCTAGATTGATGAGTGACTTCATTAAAGACTATAAGTCTAGATTTGACAGTGTCGATGAAAAAGATCGTCCAAAAATCTTGTTTGTGTTAGACAGTCTTGGAATGTTAATGACTCCAACTGACGTAAATCAGTTTGAAAAAGGTGAACTAAAAGGTGATATGGGTAGGAAGCCAAAAGCTCTAACCGCACTGGTTAGAAATTGTGTTAACACATTTGGTGAATACGACATTGGTTTAGTTTGCACTAATCACAGCTATGCAAGTCAAGACATGTTTGATCCAGATGATAAAATTTCAGGAGGTTGTTTAACAGCCGGCCACAAAATCTGGATGGCAGATGGTTCATATAAAAATATTGAAGATATTCAGAAAGGCGATGTTGTTGTTACATTAGATGGTGATATTGATGTTTCGGAAACTTTTACATTTGATGACAAAGAAGTAATCGAAATTGAATTGGAAACTGGTGAAATAATTCAGGCCACTAACGAACATAAGTTTTTAACGCAACAGTCCGATAATCAATTGGTATGGAAAACTGTAGCAGAATTGTCTGAAAATGATGAAATATTACAAGTTGTTTAACTAATAATCCTTGCCCTCCAGTAATTTGCTAAATACCCTACACAAATTACTGGAGGGCAAGCCACATGAAACCATGTGTTGAATGCGGAAAAATGATAAGAAAAAAAGATAGTATAATGACTATACAATATGTATGTTCATCATTGTGCAAAACCAACAGAAAGTTAAAACAGCCTAAAAAAATTAGTCAAACTTCAGCTGAATATTGGCTCAAAAAAGGATTGTCATTGCAAGAATCACAAGAAAAAATATCCCAACTTCAGAAATCACGGAGTCCGCGTAGCGTTGATTATTGGATAAAGAAGGGATACACTATGGAAAATGCTATAAAGCAAGTTTCCATAATGCAACGTGCTAATAGCCAACTGAGATTAGAAAAATATGATACGGCTGAAAGAAAACGTAGGTCTCCATTTTGCAAAGAATATTGGATGGAACAAGGAATAAGTGAGGAAGAGGCTAAATCATACATTATGCAACGTTCTGATAATATGTCTTTGCAATATTTTATATCAAAATTTGGAGAAACTGCGGGAACTTTGAAATATAATGCTCTATGCGAATCGAGAAAAATAAATTATACACTAGATGGGTATATTAACAATCACGGAGACGAAGCAGGACGAAAGTTATGGTCTAAAAAATTTAAAAATAGACATAATTCTAAAAAGGCAAATAACTTTTTTCTAGAATTAAGCAATATATTTACTGGCTGCAAAATTTATAGTGCCTGCAATGAAAATGGTGAATATGGAATTTTAGATTCAAATTTCAATTGTTATTATTTTTTCGATTTTGTTGTCCCGGAATATAATCTTTGTGTTGAATTTTATGGAGATTATTGGCATTGTAATCCAAAGAAATATAATTCTGAATACTTACATAAACAAACAAATTTAACTGCACAAGAAATATGGGACAGAGATAAAAACAAGCAACAGTGTATGTTGAATACCAGAGGGTATCATACTATAGTAGTTTGGGAATCAGATAACATGCTAGAATCAATTAAAATGATAAAGGAGTATATCAAAAATGTCGCTACAAAAAATCAAAATTAAAAGTAAAAAAAATATAGGTATCAAAAAAGTATATGATATATCAGTGCCTGTTGCGCATCATTATCTATTAGATAGCGGCGTAGTCAGTCATAACTCAGGTTTCATTTATGCTTCATCTATCGTAGTTGCCATGCAAAAGCGTAAGCTAAAAGAAGACGAAGATGGCAAAAAGGTAACCGATGTTCGAGGTATTCGATCTGCATGTAAGATTATGAAAACCCGTTATAATAAGCCATTTGAAAGCGTTGAAATAAAAATTCCTTGGGAAACAGGTATGGATCCTTATAGTGGATTGATTGATCTTTTTGAAAAGAAAGGCGTGTTAGTTAAAGATTCCACTAAGTTAAAATATGTTGACAAAACCAAAAAAGAACACAAGTATTTCAAGAACTCGATACCAGATAGTCTTTTAGACCTTATCATGGATGAGTGGGATGAAAACAACGTGGTCTCTGTTCCAGAAGACATTGTGTCTTTGGATGATGAGTCAACAGATATTAAGGAGGATTAAATGGAAATTGCTGAGTCGTCATTATTAGAAATTTGGGAAATTTTTTCAGACTATGTTCCTGCTGGAAAGCGTAATGATGTAGCTGTAAAATTTTTGCGAGTTTTTACAGAACAAGATATTGACGTATCTGATTTAGATGAAGTTCGTGGTGAAGATGAACACTTAGATTATGCTCTTGATGAGTTGGAATCTAATGATGATTTTGATCAAGACGAATCTAAATACGATGAATAAGAGGGTATAATTTAAGAAAATGTGGTATAACCGGATAGTTAATGATTTGGGTGAAATACCAAATGCTGTGTCCTGGTATGAAAATGAATTAGAACTTTCTAAAAATGAACCAAAAATAATAGGAAGTTTAGAAAAAAATTCCCAAGAACTATCCGGTATCACTTCACATAGATTTGGTCAATTACAAGAGATTGAAGCAATTTTAAAGTATCTAAATATTAGATATGATAAAATACGTAGCGATCATTATCGACGATATTTAGAACGATACAATCGAGATTTGACCGATCGAAGTATTGAAAAATATATAGATGGCGAGTCTGATATAGTTGATATGAGCATTTTGATAAACGAAATTAGTTTAATTCGTAACAAATATCTAGCGTTGATTAAAGGTTTAGATATAAAGGCTTGGCAAATTGGTCACATCACCCGTCTTAGAGTAGTTGGGATGGAGGATGTTAATTTAGGAAGCAAAGGTGGTTGAATATAATATTTCAACTTACAAGTAACGAGATCTAACTTTTCTATTGCTACAATATGTGGTTGATCAATTAAGCATAACAGGCATAGAAGACAGCATTTTAATGGATATGTTTAATGACAAAGACTGCAACTATTATTATAGAATCAGAAGTAACAGTTAAAATTGAAGGCTTAGATCTTCAAACTCGCCGGGCATGCGTTAATTCGGTAAAATATTTCTTACCTCATGCTCGATACAGCCCTGCATACAAATTAGGAAGATGGGACGGTACTACCAGCTTTTGCACA